GGAGAGCGCGACGTCCGCGGTGTGCGCGCCCGCGTATCCGGCAGGCATCTACGCCACCGTCCGATCGATGTCGAGATCCATGTGAGGTGTGCCTTTCGCTTCCGGGGGGAGGGCCACGCGAACGCTGCGCGTGGCCCTCCCCAGGGTCGACTCACGTCGTGTCGAGGTACAGCAGCCCGGCGGGGTCGATCACCAGCGTGTAGGCGGTCGACACCGTCTGCGACGTGTCCCACGTCAGCAGAGCGATCACCGGGTCAGTCGACGAGGCACCGGCGGTGTCGATGTAGACGACACCGTAGAGCCACGTCTTGCCGGCCGTGAACGTCCACGACACGTCGTCGAAGTCCAGGCGCACCTGGTCCGACGCCGAGTCGTACGACCACAGCACCGTCGTCAGCGTGACGCCGCCGGTGGCGTAGCCGTTGCCGTTCGCGACCTCGTTCGCGGAGACGTCGTCCCAGAAGTCGTGCGTGTCACGGTTCGGCGTGTACGCCGACGTGACGAGCGCGATCTTCGCGGTCACGGTCTCCATGTCGGACGGGTTGTCGAGCAGGTACTGCAGCCCGAGCCCGTACCAGGTGACGGTGATGCTCACGCGTCACCCCCTTCCTTCGTCACGGCCCGTGGGGGCCGCTCCGAGTCGCCGAAGTAGACGAGCTCGTACGGGGCCGCCTGGTGGTGCAGGACGAGCTTCTGGCGGACGTCCGGGTGTGCGAGCTTGCCTTCCTTCGCGGCGTCGGCGGCCTGCTTCTCGCAGTCCGCGAGCTCCTCGGTGTCGAGCCGGAACGCCGCGAAGCCCTGCTCGCGCCGCTCCAGGGCGGCGCGAGCTTCGGACTCCGAGGGTGCGGTGATCGACACGAACCGGAACTCGCCGGAGCCGTCCGGCGCCTCGAGTCGTGCGTAGAAGCGAGGCATGGTGCGTCAGCCCTCGCCTTACGACGCGGTCGTGATCATCGCGAACGCACCGTCGTCGACGACGACGGCCTCGAACGCCCCGATGAGGCCGACCTCGACGCCACCGATGGCGGGCTCCACGACGCGGAGCTCGACGGGGGCGCCGGCGGTCTCGGCGACCAGCAGGCCGCTGGAGTCACCGACGACGATCACGCCGCTGTCCATGCCGCGCGACATGACGACGTTGAGGCCGCCGATGGTGCCGCCGCCCGAGCCGAGCGAGAGCTGGCCGGCCGACAGGAACGACGCGTCGGACGCGGACGCGAGCCCGGCGATGTAGAAGAACCGGTCCGGGGCGACGTACAGCGTGTCGGCGATGCGGCCCGAGTTCGCGTACACGTCCCCCGCGCCGGCCGTGACGGCCGTCAGGAAGTCCGTGAACGACGGGGTGGCGCCGATCGTCGAGCTGATGTTGTACGTGAAGCCGGAGTGCTGCAGGGCCTGCGCGGCGTCCTGCTCGGTCTTCAGCGCGTAGTCGGCCGCGGCGAGCCGGAACCAGAGGTCCAGCGCGTCCGGGGTCGACCAGTTGATCGCCTGCCAGGAGAGGTTGCCGCCACCGAGGTACGTGCTGGCGGTCGCCGTCTCCATCGCGACGTCGAGGCCCGTGTTCCCGGCCTCGGTGAGCTGCGTGCCCTGCACGGCCACGACCGGCCGGCTGGTGACCTTCGGGTAGGTGAGCGTGCCGCGCTCGAGCGACGACCGCAGCGCGGACGCGACGAGGGGGCGGGACGAGTCGATCACCTGGAAGATCTGGGCGATGTGCTGGTCGGGCTGCAGGCCCGGGACGTCGCTCGAGAGCGTCGTCGCCGGCGTCCGCTTGAGCAGCTGGAGCCGCTCGCGGGCCGCGACCACCTGGTCGCCGCCGACCTGGGCCGCGATCTTCGAGCACTCCGTCGACTCGCGCGTGATGATCACGTCGCGGGCGAACGTCGCGAAGTCGCGGTAGACGATGCCGTCACCGTCGACCTCGACGCCGTCGACGCTGCCGGCGAGGGCCCGGCGGATCGCCTTCGCCGACTCGGTCGCGCGGCGGTTCCGCTCGACGTGCTCGGCGAGCTGCTCGATCTCCTCGTCGAGGGCGAGCTCCTTCTCGCGGTACATCTTGATCTGCTCGGCCTGGGAGTCCGTCGGCATCTTGTGCTCGGACGCCTCGACCGCGGCGATCACGGTCTCGTGGAGCTTCTGCGTGGTGTCCCGCTCGTCGAGCAGGGACTGCAGCCGAAGCTCGGACTGGGTGGTGCTCATGATGTGTGTGTTCCTCCGAAGACGAGGGTGTTGACGGGGTCTTCGGGCGGGTGCCGTTGCGCGGGGGTGCCGGTCGTGCCGGGGTGCCCGTCTACTCGGGGTGCGCCTCGGTGTAGCGCTGCGGGAGCTTGAGGCCGAGCCGTCGGCAGCGCTCGATCAGCTCGGGGTCGGTGTCGACGGGGAGCAGCTCCTCGTCGAAGATGGTCTCGGGCTCCTCGCGCAGCGCGAGGACCTCGGCGCCGGCGTAGGCGGGGCGCCGGCAGAGAGCGACCTTGTCGAGGTGCGCCTTCACGCGGCGGACGAGCCCTTCCGCGGTGCGCACCGACTTCTTCGGGTACGCCTCCAGCGACACGCCGGACAGCACGCCCTCACGGACGAGCTCGAGCACCTTGTCGCCGTCCTGGGTCTCGAAGATCCGGAACGAGCCGTGCAGCCCGTCGCGCGGCACTGACCGCAGCGCGACGCCGCGGCCGACGAGACCGGAGATCCCTGCCTGGTGCTCGAAGTTCAGGAGCACGTCGACGCGGTTCGCGGCGCGCAGCTGGTCGTCGAAGCAGCCCTCGACGAACTCCTCGCGGTAGACCGGGCCGCCGTCCGACACGGTCGCGGGCTGCCCGTACGGCACGACCCGCACGTCGACGGTGCGGCCGTCCCCCGGGGTCAGCGTCGCCTCGAACGCCCGAACGAGAAACGGCCTCTCGGCCGCCTTCGGATCCTGCTGCTCGTGCTCGATGGTGCTCATCCTGTTCCTCCGATCGCGGTCAGCCGCCCGGGCTGCTGCGCCGGGGACGCCTTCGCCGTCTGTGAGAGCTGCGGGTCGTCGTCGTCCGAGAGGTCGGTGAGCTCGGCGAACGTGTCGGCCGCGTCGAACGTGACCCACTGTCCGCGCGGCAGCATCTGGGCGCTCAGCGCGTTCGCGACCCTGGTCGCGGTGGGACGCAGCTCGAACCGCCACCACATCTCGCCGAGCGCGGCCGGGTTCTGGTAGGTCAGGCCGCCCTGCAGCGCCATGTTCAGCAGCACCGACGGCACGCCGTACGCGGTCGCGATCGTGCGGGCCGTCCACTCCTGCGTCTCGAGCAGCGCCAGGTCGGACGGGTTGATCGACAGCTCCTTCGGCTCGATCTCCGGCGGCACGATCGGCGGCGCCCCGTTCCGCCTGGACGTCGCCTCGGCCCACTGCGTCTGCAGCAGCTCTGCCTGTTCCTTCGTCAGCTTCCGCTGCGATGCGAGGTAGAAGAGCGGCACGCCGCCCTGCGTCACGGTCAGCGACTGGTTGCCGGCCGCGAGCAGCCCCCACGCCGCCTGAGCGTAGGCGCGCAGCGCAGACGTGCCGTGCAGCCCGACGCCGGGGTTCCGGTCGATCTGCACGATGCGCCGCGGGTCGAGCGTCTCCTCGCCGACCTTGTACGCGCGCGACCCGTCCACGAGCTTGATCGTGACGCGTGACGAGTCGAGCACCGTCCACGACCTCGGGAACCCGTTCGAGTAGCGGTCGGTCGTGTAGAGGCACGCGAACCCGTACCCGTAGAGCTGGTTCACGATCGAGAAGATCGCGTCGGCGATCCCGTTCGGATACCACGACGGGTCGGGGCTCGAGACCCAGGCGGGCTCGTCGGTCCCGTGGAACTCGAGCGGCATCGACGCGATCTGCTGCGAGTTCATCTGCTGGCAGCGGTTCGCGACCCACACCTTCTCCGACAGCGACGGGGTGCCGTAGAGCGCGGTGCCGTTCACGTTCTCGCGCCACCAGTCGGGGATCACCGAGTTGTAGAGCGACATGCTCGTCCCCTCGAGCGGCTCGACGCGCTCGACCGTCTCGCGGCCGAGGACCCAGTCCCAGACGCGGCCCATCAGTAGATCACCAGCTCAGCGTTTCCGGCGACACCAGCAGCCGCACCGAGCGCGAGCGTCGCGGCGACGAGGGGCGAGATGTCGACCGTCGACGTGCGCCGCCCCCACGCGAACGCACCGTCCCCGATCGTCCGAGTCCGGGCGCCCCGGATCGCGTCGCGCAGCTCCTGCGACCCGAGGTGCGCCAGGTCCCGCTCGAACACCATGTCGACGAGCCGGCCGCACGCCTGCCCCAGCTCCGCCGCGGTCACCGTCTCCACCGGCACCCCCGCCTCACGCAACGGCACCAGCAGCGACGCCGCCGGCCCGACGCCGTCGCACACCACGATCTCCGGGTCGCCGCGCTCCACCATCCCCGCAAGCGTGTCCACGACCCAACCCGTCCCCGCCTTCGAGTGGTGCACCTCCACATGGAACCGGCCGTCCTGGTTCCGGCCCGCGACCGCGATCGAGCAGCGCCTCTCCGGCGACACGTCGAACGCGATGCAGAACGGCGGCTCCAGCACCGACTCCTCGTCCACGCACGCGTCCCACGCATCCACCGGGATCGCCGTGTCCTCCATCCCGTCGGTGCGCGGCCAATCCCCGATCCCCAGCAGCTCCACCGCCGCCGTCCTGGCCGGCATCGTGTCGATCTCCTCAGCCATGTGCTCCACCGAGATCAGACCCTCAGCCATGCTCGGGTTCGCGAGCGGCCACAGCGACCGGTCCCGCAGCACCTCGTCGTCGACCTCTCCCAGCGAATCCACCGGCGCCTCCCACGAGAAGTAGCTCACCTTCGGCGCACGCTCGATGCCACGCTCCCGGATCAGAGCGAACGGCACCCCGTACTCGTGGATCTCCTGATCCACCGCCGACCCTGCGTAGATCACCTTCGGCCCGTGCGGCGCCTGCGACGCCCTGAGCATCGGCTTCTGCGCACCCACGACCGCCGGCGGGATGATCATCGCCTCATCCCACACCAGCAGGTCGCCCGAGTAGCCGCGGCCGCCGCCCTTCGTCCGGGCCTTGAAGATGATCCGCGACCCCGACCGGAGCCGGATCGACTCCTGCCCGTTCGCGTGCACATACCCGCCGCGATCCTTCACCCGCGCGTGCAGATGAGGCGCGTTCTGGATCATCGTCTCCAACCGCAGCTGGTGCTCCTGCGACGTCGCGAACTCGTGCGCGGTGTGCATCACGACCGGGTAGGCGAGCTCGAACGCGAAGAACGCCTCCAACACCTGCAGGATCACGCCCTTCCCGTTCTGCCGCGACACCGTCAGCCCATCGTTCCCGGACGCCCACCGATCGTCTTCGTCGAGGCCGAGCATCCCGTCGATCACGAGCTCCTGCCAGTCGAACAGCCGCCAGCCAGCGTCCTTCGCCCACGCGATGCAGTCCCGGCCCAGGCTCCTCGAGCGCGGCGGCCACCACTGGTAGCGCGGCTCGATCACAGCAGCACGCTCACCTTTCGGCCCCGCCGTCCCGCCGTCGCCCGATTGCACGCCCGGTGCTCCGGCCCGCGGTACACCGACCGGTCGACATCGTCATGGCCGAGATCCCACGGCTCCCCGGGCTCGATCGCGGACTCGCACCGCCAGCACACCGCGCCCCCCGCGGCGACCAGGCGCCCGACCTGCTTCCGGATCGTCGTGTGACGCAGCCCGTAGCCGCGCGCCTCCCGAGACAGACGCACCCGCGGCTTCCGGCCCCGCTCCCGATCGACCACGAGCGAGCTAGGCATCGAGGCCTCGATCGCGCGCGATCCGGGGAGAGAAGGGCG